GTGAAAGCATTTTTTACTAGTGCTGAAAGTTCAAATGGTTCTTCTGGATTTCCCCAGTTAAATAGACCTTGAATCCAAGCAATTGCTTTATCAATTGGAGAATAGATTATATCAATTAATCCACCTTCACCAACTAATCCATTCCATGCTTGTTGCATAGCTGCTACTGGATCCGTGAATAACCCTTGTAACCAAGTAATGGTTTTATCAATCGGTGTATAAAGAACATCATACAAAGAGAAGTCTCTGTCTGGATCTCCTAGATTAAATAGACCCATAACCCAATTAATTGCTTTATCAATAGGAGCAGTTATAACTCCTAAAAGGCCATCAACCCCAAGTAAAGCAACTGCTAGCTTTTCTAAAGCAGCGACTGGATCGGTAAAGATTCCTTTTATCCAATCAATTGTTCCCATAACAGTATCTGTTATGGTTTTAGTAATATCAAAATTATTTAATTTTGTTGCTAATTCTTCAAATCCTAATTTAGATAAAACCCACGCAGATAAGTTCTTAATCCATCTAAGCGGAGCTGTTACAATATCAGTGGCAAAGGTTACCATTGTTTCTGTAATAGAACCAGTTTCATCAAATACATCTTTTGCTGTTTTAAATGCTTCATATATCGCATACATACCTGCAGCAACTAAAGCTCCAATTGCAATAAAGGGAGCTGCTGCAACAAGTATTGGTGCTACTGCAGCTGATATAGTACTAAAGAATCCAATCATGCTTGGAACAAATGTCCCTAGCATAAAGAGTCTAAACACTTGAACTCCTCGTACTACTAGTTGTATTCCCTTGAATATCCCACCAAACGCTCTAATAATTGTTCCGCCAAATAGTATTCCAAGAGTTCCTAGAATACCAGCAACAGCTCCAATATTATCTCCAAGTAGAGCAAATCCTTCACTAAAGTCTCCATCTAAAAACATTTTAATAGAATCAACAATAGCAAATACACCATCAATTGCGGCTCTAACACCAGCAAATAGTGTTTCAGGATCCATGAACAATAATGCTGCAGCGCCAAGACCAGCTATTAGACCACCAGAAGGTTTCATAGCATCTAATTGTTTATCATAAGAATCTGCTAATCCATCAATACCAGATACAAGTTTAGATAAAAACTCATTTGCTTCTTCTTGGCGTCTAGCAGATTCTCTATTTTCTTCTTCAGTTCCGGCTAATCCTTGAAGTGCATCTAATTGTTCACGAGCTAATTCCATTTGCTCTTCATTAGTAGCACTATCAAGAGATACTTGAATTTGTGTTAATGTTTCCCTCAATTTGGCAGAGTTTTCCGTACCGCTTTTTTCTAAAGCAGTAATACTCTGATCGAGCTCTTTCATAGAGTCTTTTTGCTTTAACTCTTTATTTTGCTCTTGTATTGTAGAGGTCAATTGCTCTAATGTGCGACCTAGTTCTTCTGCCATATTGGTTATCCACGCTTATTACGTTGTTTTATTCTTTCATTTTCTTCTTCAATAAACTGATTTAGTAACATAACGTAAATTTCTCTCTCCCACGGTATCATTGAGTCAAGCTCCGTTAGAGAATATTTGTGGTGTTGCATTAAAGCAAAATTAGTCTTATAATAATTCTCTAATGAGTCATGTGAGAGAGCCACTAGAAAAAATTCGTTAGACCCTCCAAGGTCTGACTATTTTCAGTCTTACAACTTGCACAATTATATTTCACTTCATGTTTTAGTCTTGGCATATCTTCAAAATAACTTGAGATCATTTTGAATTGTGATGATGTCAAGGAATCCAAAAAGTTAACCACGTCTTCAGCTTTTTCATCGTCAGTAGAGTAAACATCGTTTTCATCGTAAATAGATTCAATAGCACTTGCTACTGCTGCCATCGTTACTTCAGAATCTGATCCACCCTGTTTGCCAAGTTGCTTTTGAATTCCCTTTACTGTTGGGTACTTGAGTACTACACCAACCTTATCGGTCAACGCAACTTTAGCGCTTTTCTTTACTTCACCTTGAACTTCAACTTCGTCAAGGTTAATTTCTATTTCGTTTTTATGTCCGCATTCAGAACACTTTAAACCAACCTTAGTAGTTTCACCCACAGATTTACCGCGGATTTTAAGGAAGACATATTCTAAATCAAACATGGCAAGAGTGTCAACTTGAATCTTGCCTTCTGTACAGCCAGCAATCACATCGCGTAAAGCACGAATCATTTGTTGCTGATCTTTTGTTTCCATAGCCATCATGAGGATCTTTTCTTCCTTCACAAGGTATGGTCTATATTCCACTAAATCACCATTGCTCGGAATTCTGAGCTCATATTTCGGTGAATCAATTCTTGGTAAAGCCATTATATACTCCTATTATATTATCCAAATAGTCCGCGTACACCGGACGAAATTCTACTAGTCACTGAGCTAATACCACCCGTGATCTTACCCGTAATTTGCGCAATCGGATCATTAATTGCTCCTGCAATCGCGCCTGTTATACTTCCTGTCACATTATTTATTATACCATTAATACCACCAGCAAGGGTTCCAACAATTTGATTAAATCCTCCATAAACTGTACTTGTTACAGAATTAATTGAATTAGTAATTGGTCTAGTGACTGACGTAATTGTTTCTTTAATTCCACCTCTAATGTTATTTACAATAGAATCTAGAGCATTATCTAAAGATCCTTTCATTGCCGATTTCAAATCATTTAAAGTAGATATTTGTAATTGAATAGGAATATCACCAAAAGGATTGAACGCAAAGTTAGTCATTCCAAGTCCTGGAATTTGCAGGGCGTTATTAAAGTCAGCAATTGAAGATACAAATCCGAAATTATTTGATTTTGTAGTATAATTGTCATATGTTACAGTTACTGTTAATTTCATTAACTCGTTTTCAGAAGAATTGCTCAATGGGATTGAATTGATTGTAATAGGGAATGCATTTTGCAATGTTGTTTGATAAACAGTATCTGCATTTAAATCTAATACGGAAATTACAATATCATGAGCATAATCTTTTTTATACTGAACTTTACCAGTTGTATCATCGACTACTGAACGCGTCCATTGGTCCCAAACATTTTTAATATAAAAATCATTAGTTACATAAAACGTTAATTCAACATCATCATTAATAAATGAATATGGTCTTTTAGTTGCCTGACGAGTAGTCCCATGCTCAAACGTGGAAATTGACCGACCAGGTAAAGTAGCAGATTCGCATAAAGCGTTAATAATAAGAGGATCTACTTTATTAGTCCCATTTAATGAAGCAGGTCCATTAAATGTCACAGCAAAATAATTAGTTCGTGCGGCGCCATTTCTTGCTCCTATTGCTGCTGCTATTCCATCTACAGGATTTGCTAAAGACATATTAACCTCTTATACTTCCGCGGGAATCTTTCCATACCGCTGTTTTTGTAGATTTTCTAAATTGCTCTGTTGGTAGAAATAAAGCCATTTCCCACGCAGGGGCATCAACCATCGCAACACGACCTTCAATTTGAGAATAGAGATAATGTTTGAAGCATGGTTTGAAAAGTCTTAGCTTTGATGCTGATTTTAATAAGTCATATCTTAATTTGAATCGAGTTGATTCATCATATTTTTTATTGTTAGTCAAATCAACTAATTGATCGAACAATTTTGCTCTTAAAGCCAATGGAAGATAATGGAGATTTAATCCATAGAAACCACCAGGAACTGGTTCAACCATAATAGTTAATGGGAACACGTCGTAGTATGGTAATGTTTCTCTATGCTTTGGATCATAGAAGTACATGTACATAGATCCAATTCGAGCTTTATTTCTTTTTTCAAGAGATGGATCTTTAAGTAGAGATCTTCTATTTACTTTTATATTTTTCACCTCATTACGAAACCACTGGCGTGACTGATCGGTGCGAGGTGTAACACCAGCACGAAAAGCTTTTGCAGCGAGGTCTGTAAAAAATGAATCTGCCATAATACTATTTATACTAGCCAGTAAGAAGTTTCATTCCTAATTGTTTCATAGTATCTTCAGTCCAAATTTCAAAGTGATATCCTCTGTTTTTAGCGTATTTAGTTGCTGCTTTCCATTTAGCTTCATTTTTTACGTATGTCATAACCTCATTAATATATTTTTTAGTTTGTCTGGAAGGTTTCTTTGGAGGGACAGTTTGTTTCTTTGGTTTAATTTCAACCAAAACAATTCTGCCATTTGAAAATTTTATTTTTAGATCTACAAAATATCTATGAGCTCTTTTATCAGTTGGGCAAACATATGGCACTATTGTTTCTTCTGATGACCACCCTATGACGTCATCTCTTTCTTCGCACCAACGAAAAGCTTGCCTTTCCCAAAGAGAACGATATGTAACATTCTTTGGGTCGCCCATATATTTTTCGGGTTTTTTAATTCTATATTTGCCTTTGTAAGTCTTTGTCATTTGCCTTATAAATAATCATAACTACTCTTAACATATTTATTAGGATAAACGAATGGCTAATTACACGTATCCTTCGAACTTATCAGATTCAGGATCAAATTATTTACAGCTAACGGCTATTGATAAAGATGGAGATTCCTTAGGTTCTATCTCTCTTTATTCACCGCCAAATATTGGATTTTCTGACGGGGCAGGGTTTTCTACGTTTGACATGGGGCCCATCGGAAATCAAATTGCTAATAATATTTCTGGTGGATTAAATTCAGATTCAATTAGAACAACACTAGAAGATATGACTAGCATTGCAAATCAAAATACTGACTTAAGAACTATTATGGCAGGTAAGATGATTCAAAGCGCTGGTATGGTTCCAGGTGCTGATAGAGTTTCCGATATATACCAAAAGTCAAAATCAATTGCAATAAATCCTAATACTGTTACATCATTTCAAAATATGAATATTAGAAGTTTTGTATTTAATTTTAAATTAGTCGCAGAATCTCAAGAAGAATCTATTACTATTAAACAAATGCAAAATTTTATTAGAACATATATGTATGCTGCTTCTACTTCAAATGGTTATATACTTTCGTATCCAGCTAAATGGAAAATAAAATTTGTTTTAGGAGGATCTACTAGACGCAATCCATTCTTACCTCAAATATACGAATCTTATTTAACTAATTTTCAAACAACATATAATTCTTCTAGTCATTTAACTTTTGCTGATGGGGCTCCAACTGAGGTTGATGTTTCTATGACTTTCCAAGAAACAAGAGTATTAACTCAAAATGATATTGCGGGGCTATTATAATGCCACACTTTTTTAAAAATTTCCCATTAACAGGTTATAAGTTTAAAAAAAATTCTGATACAACTACATTAATTGTAGATATATTTCGTCATGTAAGCGCTTATAATACAGTTGATGACGCAAATGCATACCAATATTATACAATTTTAGAAGGTGAAAGACCTGATCAAGTTTCTCAAAAATTATATGATAGCGATCAATATTTTTGGACTTTCTTTTTACTAAATGAGCATCTTGCCGAAGGCCATAACTATTGGCCAAAAGAATATAACGTTTTGCAGGATTATATTTCTTTAAAATATCCTGATAAAGTTATTTCCTCTATGCGCAATTCTGGTTATAACTCCGGAGAAAATCATTTATTATTAGATGTTTTTGAAGTTGGCGAAACTGTTCTTGGTGATGTGACTGGATCTACGGCAGTTATTAAAGAGATAGATAGTACAAGAAATTTAATGATTGTTACTGATGTAGATGGAACTTTTGCTAGTGACACTACTTTAACTGGCCAATCTAGTTCAGATACATTAGTAAATACAGATGTTTATAGATTTACTTTAGAAGAAGAGCATAATGCTCCTCATCATTATGAAAATTCTGATGGGCAAGAAATTCCTAGAATTATATTTTCTGAAGATGAAACTTCTGTTTTTGAAGTAACTAATAGAGAATATGAAGAAAACAAAAACGACGAACGTATGTTTATTAGAGTACTTCGTCGAGAGTTTATTGCCGATTTTGCTGAAGCATATAAAAAGTTAATTAATCAATGAAGCAAGCTAATTTACATCCAACTGAGTTGACTACTCCAGGTAATCCTGGTGCTTTTCAAATGACGATATTAATACATTCGTCAAATGGAAAAACAATGGATATTACTCAAATGGTAGATACATTTGAGGTAACTGAGTCTATTTTTCAACAAGCAATGATAGCTGAAATATCTATTGCTGATGGTATTAATTTATTTGAAGAATTAAATATTACCGGAAATGAAAAAATTCAAGTTGGATTAAGAAAACAATTAGAAATAAATTCTCCTGTTACTCAACTTCAATCTGATTGGTATATTATTGATATTCCACTTTATGCTAGACCAAAGCCAGATATTCAAGCATATAAAATTAGATGTGTGTCTGCGTTTGGCCTTATTTCTAAAATGAGAAGAGTAGAGCATATCTTAAAAGGAACCGCAGCAGATATTATTAAAAGATTATATCAGGAAGTTGGTATTCCTTCTGCTGAAACTCAATTACAAGATTATCATAGTTATTTAAATTCTGGAGATGTTATAAAACTTTTAGTTGGTGACGTAAATACTGTTGGAACTATGTCTTACGTTCCAACCAAACCAACGTATTCAGATGCTATTCAACAAATGTTATCTAAAACAGCAGCTGCTAATGGATCTCCATTTTTTGCGTATGAAACATTTATAAATGGTCAACATATATTAAATTCATATAATAATATGATTACTACTCCTCAAATAGATAATTATGTTCAAGGGTATTTCTATAACCAAGATGCTTTGACCGAAGATTCTTTTGAAGAAAAAAGAAAACGTATTTTAGAAATATCTTCTAATATTGGATTCTCTCCTTATAAGGGTTTTAGAGATGGGTCCTATGTAACACGTACGCATAATGTTGATTGGGCAACAAAGCAATATCAAATACAAGACTTTAATGCATTTAGAGATTTAGATAAAAATACTAGGATGGCACCAGATCTTGTGTTACACCCAGATTTTAGTGTTTCAGGTATTGATTACACAAATACTCCAGATAGCCATACATTGTTTTATTCTACAAATATTCAAGCTAGATCTGATAAAGGCGAAGTAAATATTCATGCGCATATGCCATATGTAGGCCCAAAGAGAAGATCTATTATTTCAAATTTATCTCAAATTGAGCATATAGTTACTTTACACGGAGATCCAAGATTAATTCCTGGTGTTCAAATAGGTCTAGTAATTCCAAAGGCTGGATTTGCTGAATCTACAGATCCTCAGGGTATAGATGAATTATTATCTGGCCGTTATTTAATTGTATCGTCTATTCATACATTTAATAATGATGGCTACAGAACAAAGCTAAAAGTAGTTAGAGATTCTATTGATAGAGGTGGATTACCTTCTAGATCAATTGAAGGTTCGGCAGGAACTAGATATTCTGATGAAAGCTCAGAAACAATTCCTCAAGTTACAAATGTTATTGGACAAGATCCTGAAGGTCCAGTTGGTGGATTAAATGGCGAAGCTGCAGCTAAATCAGTTGAAATTATTCCTGGTTATGATGTTGGAGAAGTTGATCCTGCATTGGCCGCGGCAGTAGCTAATTCTGCTGCAATTGCTGGTGACATTATACAAAGACAATCAGATGATCCAGCATCAGTTACTTCAGATCAAACCGGAGCATCAGTAGGAATTGAACCCCAAACTGGAGATATTGACACTGGTGAAGCTCCTTCAGTTTCTGGATCTGTTAATGGAACTATTGTAGATGAGGACGCAAGCGCTTCAATAACTGAAATACTAGATGTTGGCGCAGGGTATAATATTGTAAGACTTTCAAATGGAAAAGTCGTCAAAAGAGTTGGTGCAAGAAATTGGAGAAATAATAATCCAGGAAATATTAAAGAAGGTGGATATTCTAAGAGTAAAGGTTCACTCGGTGGAGATCCATCATTCGCAATATTCCCAAGTTATAGTGTAGGTCGACAAGCAAAATACGATTTAATTTTCTCCTCATCTTCTTATAAAGATCTAAAAATATCTGAAGCAATTGCTAGATACGCACCAGCCGATGACGGAAATAACACACAATCATATGCAAGAACCGTTATTTCTGCAGCTGCTGTTCCATCAGAAAGAGGCGGGCCAGACGCAATTATGAAAGATACTATTGAATCAGAAAGAACTCGTATTCTTGATGCTATGGAAAAGGTTGAAGGATTTAAAGTTGGTACTGTGACAGAATTGACAGGATATGTATAATGACTAAAAATAATAGAGATGGATTTAGATCTACAGAATTTGTTTGGTTTACTGGCGTTGTAGAAGATAGACATGATCCATTATTACTTAATCGTGTTCGTATAAGAGCATTTGGTTATCATACAGAAAATAAAAATAGATTACCAACTGAAGAGCTCCCTTGG